CCATTCTCATCTATGTGCTGGTTGAAGAAGTTGGTAATATCTGACTGAGTCTCCTTTACCTTACTAACGTCTTTTGGAGCAAACAACTGTTTCTTATCACCAAGATCGAACTCAAAACCTTTGAATTCCTCGGTAAAAAGATTGTTTGTTTTCTCTAAGAAAACTTTAGATCTTTCTTCTTGAAGTTGAGCCTCTTTTTTAGATTGCTCGGTATATTCACTATAAAAACTAAATGCCTCTTTGTATTCTTGTGGTAAGTCGGCAGAACTTGACTCAAGAGGTGCCTTATACTTTTCCTTCAGAGATTCAAAGTGGTTCTTAGCTTTATACAGTTCATCTTTCATAGCCACCTTCTTTCTTTTGATGTCTCTTTCGTCATCAAGGTCCTCGTCGTACGAGAACTTTTCTTCCATCAGGTAGCTAATATCTTCGTCATCCAGGTGAGGGTTGTTTTCCTTGTAGTACTGTCTAAGAACTTCTTGTTCATTTACCTTAGACCAATCCTTCTGAAGATTCATATAATCCTCAAAACCACGGCCAGTTTCTTTCTTGTACCGAAGGAAAGCATCCACATCCTCTGGAAGCTTTTGTTCATCTTGTTTAAGAACGTCTTCGAGTGACTCGATCTGATACTTCTCTTTCAAGAAGTTTCTGACGATGTCTTCCTCGTTTATTTCAGGTTTCTCCTGCTCTACAACAGGTTCTTCCTGTTCTGCAACAACTTCCTGTTCTTCTACAGGTTGTTCCTGCTCTAGTTCGGGTTGTTCTTCCTGTACTTCTTGTACCTCTGGCTGAACTTCCTGTCCTTGTTCGTCAATTTGTCCGAGAATGTTACCATCCTCATCTTTGAATGTAATTGCCATTTTATTAAATTTAGCGCAAAGTTACTGAACTTTTTATAAACCCATTAAACCTTCCAGTCCAGACCCTAATGAGTCTTTACCGTCGAAGTCTATTGGATCTAAGTCCTGATTTCTTTGCTGGATTAATTTTGATTGTTGAGATGCTTGCTTAGCAGTTCTCTGATCTTTACGATCCTCTTTATATCTTTCTTTCTCTAACTGAGTCTGTAGGTCTGCATTCTTCGCCTGAATATCCATACCTTTCTGCAGCTGTATAAGTTGCGCCTTAAGTTGGAACTCATTCTGCATTCTCTGCATCTCAATCTCAGCCTCTAGCTGTAATAGCTTAGCCTTGATCTCACCCTCTGAGTATACAGTCTGTTGCTTGGCCTGTTCAGCCACAAGAGTAGCTTGTTGGTTTGCTTCAGCCTGTAGAGCAATATTCTCCTGCTGACGCTTCTGCATCAACTTCTCTTTTCTCTTCTTACGTACCTTAAGTAGTTGAGACGCTATCTTCACATTCTTAACACTTCTGATATCAATGGCGTCGTCAATATCAATCTGTCCTGATGATAACGATGCCTGAATGTTTTGCTCAAGCATAGACTTCTCTTCCTCATCAGGATGTAGTTCTATATAGATACCAAAGTCATGAAGGTGAAGCTCAGAAATCTCCGCAAGAAGATCAACACTGTTTCTTCCAATAGCCTTAACAAAATCCTCAGCCATATCAGAATACTCTAATATATCAGATATTCTGTAAGAGACACACTCTGCAAGACGCTGGGTCATGAAAAGACCAGATTTTAATATATGTCTTGTTGCTGTGTTAGAGTTAAGAGCTGCAAGTTTTTGTACACCAACTAATGAGTTAGGATCTGGCATACTTCCATCTCTAGCCTCGTTAAGACCAGTTACAGACCTGATCATGTTCAGGTTGTAGTTATACATATTAATAAGCGAGCTTATCTTGGTGTTTGCTCCAGAAGATGTTAGCTCCTGAACTGGAACCTTTCCGTGATTAAACTCACCATCCTCTGTAAACGATCTACCTATAACAGAACCTGTCTGAAAGTATAGGTTAAGAGCATCCTGTGGAGAATATGTGTTACCGTTACCTAGGTTAATGGCAGATATACCATCTACATCTATATATACCCCGTCAGGGATCATTCTAGATGCTACCTGTTGTAGTTTTAGGTGGATAAGCTGAATCTGGTCAGCGAATGGTATCATTCTCTTGACCAAAGAATCGATCTGCCCTCTGTACATTTTAGGAGCAGACGCAATATATGGAGGATACACCTTGTGTATAGAAGATTTTGGTCTCACCATATTCCTCATTACCTCCCACTTAAGTAGTCTGTTTGTTCCAAGAACAAGAACACCCTCATACCAAACATCAATACGACGTGAAAGTTTCTCAAAGTTTTCTACGTCCTCTGGTGGGTTAAAAGAGTCATCTTTCTTGATTACCTTCTCAGTTCCTACCGCAGTAATTTTTTTCTTGTAGACAATATTCTTGTCTGTCTTATATGTAAAATAAAGAAGTGTTGCCGTGTTAGACTCAAATGCACTGTCGCTGCTATTGATAGCACCTCGTACTCCTTGATATGTATCCCATTTACCAGCCTCCTTAGAGATCTGTTGTAGATCTTCCTGTGTAAGGTGTGGAGCAATCTTTTTTAGCTCTGTAAGGTTTACATTCTTAACCTCTCCAAAATAGTAGCAATCTTCGAATGTAGGGTCTTCCGTTGGGCTAAATATAAAGTTAGCAGGGTCAACATAATCAATCTTTATTCCGTCGTGTAAGTTGAAAGAATGCTTCTCTACAGAGATACCAAGTACGGTAGCATCCTCATCCAGTCTCTTCTTGATTAACTCGTAGTTATTCATAAGAAGAGTGTTCTCTATAGACTTCTCTGCAGCAATCTCAATATCGTCCTTGTAGTCGATCTGCATGTGCAGGTCTAGCTCGTCATCGTTCTGAGGTAATAGGTCAACATCCTGAGAGAAAAGGTTCTGTCCCAAGGACTCGCCTATCTGCTCGAATATTTCTTTGTTACGCATCTCAGTCTGTATGCGATTCTTATAGATGGCCTTCTGGTTAGATGAGATAGGATCGACAGCCTCAGCCTTAATATCAAATAATCTGTTAGAGATACCATTTACAACAACATCTACAAACTTAGGTATGATAGGGACTGGTGTCCAGTCTAGGTTTAGATAAGAAATGTCACCATTGATAGACATCTCATCTTTATATTTTTTGATAGACTGATCGCCCATTGCGTATGAGCGTAGCTTATGATAAGTATCTCTACTTGTGTAGAATCTGGAAGCGGCCCCACCCTCTTTTCTAAACCACTCTGACTCGATAGCTCTACCTACGGCTAGTCCGTATTCGTAAGAGTCCTTCTCAATGTCAGGTGCAAGTTGGTCGGGAAATCCAGTTGAAGATTTTGGTATTGCCATCTATCTCTTTATTGTGCTTAGAAATCCTGAGTTATTATACCTTGCAAAGGTAATATTTATTTCCTTAGCCTCTCTCTGAGGCTTACTTACGTACTTTTGGTTAGCCATTATCGCTAATCCAGAGGAAACCGTCGCATCAAACTTGGTACGTTTTGCGATATCATAGTTGGCCCAGTCCTGTAACGTCCTGTTAAAATACATATTACCAGTACCTTCTTCTCTAAACCCAACGTGTTCTTCGATATATGCCTCAATCGCCTCTGCGTGTATAGATATGACAGATGTAGACGATGGTATACCTCCAAGTTCTCTTTCAGCCTTAGATAGATCGTTCTTGTGTTTGTCTGGCCTGTCTACACTAAAAGCTCTGTACCCTCTGTTTTTTAGATGATAAAGCAGACGTGGTTTATTGTTCTCTGCAAGTATTGGCATGCCATAAAATACCATGGCCATAAGCACATCCTCGTAGAACAGTTCTGCTGTCTGTGGTCTTGCTATATACTCTAAAAAGAACTGATTGCTTGGCGCGTCATCCATATTGAACTTTGTCAGGCCATGTAGTGCTCCGTTAGAGCCACCGCCACCAACAGTTCCTGATATGTCATAGCTGTCACATCCAAATGCGCCAATATGTACATTCCCAGGATATTTCTTCCCATCTTTTATAATTACGTTATTTCGCATCTCGTACTTGGGTATCCAGGTGACGAGAAAGTTTCCTCTATTATTTGGTGTCCATACCACCTCAGAGTCTTTGACTCCGTTCTTCCAGCTAAAGTTTCCACGCTGTACAACTCGTTGATTATCAAGACCTTCGTTAGCGTCTATCTGTTCGTAGATCTTCTGAAGGTTAAATAAACTATTGTTGGCCTCGTCCCTGAACGCGTGTGATTCTGTTTTAGGGAACTGTCTGTAAAACTCGTTAAGAGCGTCTGGGTCTTTCTTTAGAGACTCCACCTCATTCTCCCAGTAGTCAAGTACTCCAGACTCGATAACATCACCCAGTGCATCGAGCACAGGCTCGTCAGGTTTCCTAAAAACAGGATGCCCGTGCTGGTCAATGAAACCCTCAAAGTTCCACTCCATAGGTATGAACAAAGAATATAGGCCACTCTTGGTCTGGCCGTTAGCGTTACGTTCTAAAACATTGGAATCCTCATACATTTTCTTGAAGTTAGACCCTCCTTTATCTAACGCGTTTGAGGTTGATCCCATCATACACTTTCCAATGATACGCCGACCTAACCTAAGAGTGGTCTTTACCACACGCCAGTTGTTTAGGATATTATCAGGAGGCAACCATTTACCGCTCTCGTCATGTACTAAGAACCTTAGCTTCTCCCCATCGTAAGAGTTGTCCCCTGTATTTTTCCAGTCAATAGTGGTGTCAAGACCTTCTAACTCTGGAATTGCTGAGGTGTTCTCTATAGATTTACGTGTGAGTTTTGATGCTGGTACACGGTAGGCAAGCTCTGTCTTTGGTCGGTCCATACCGTCCTGTATAGGCTTGAAGAAGAAGGGGTAGTTTAGTGATATAGGAACAACCTTGTCTGTAAACATCTTCTTGGCATCCGAACCTGTCTTAGATAGTATTCCGAAACGAGCGTCTGAGGTTATGGTTGCCTGATTAACAGTCTCGGCCGAAGACATAAATGAGAAACCAGAACGACGGTTCTTAAGGTAACACATACCATAACATCTATTGTCTGCCTTACAGGCCTCCCAGAATATAAAGAATAATCTGTTTGACTCACGAAAGTCTGGATGACCAACGTCTATCTTGGTCCACTGTAGGTACATGTAGTGCGTACCAGTCATATAGGTAGGTATACCTTTATTATAGAACCAGAAACCATTCTCTCGACGGTCAAACTCTGTCTCTATATACTCTACCCATTTGTTTTTAAAATCAGATGGATACTCGTTCCACTGAAATATAGTCTTAATCTTATCTAGTTCTTTGTGTGTCTCAAACACTTCCCAGAACTGTTCAGACTTCTTAGAACTTCTTTTGTATACTTCTTTGGAGGCTAACGGCAAGCCAATGCGTAGGTTCTGTATCTCTACAATGTCGCCAAGAGTTCCGTCCTTAGATATGATAACAATATCATACTTAGAGTCGTACCCTCGCTTCCATGACCTAGCCTTGTTCTTTGAGTTTAGTGTGGTCTTTGGGACCACATCAGTAACAAGTGTGCTAAGACTTCTTGGTTCTTCCTTCGACGAAGCTTTGGAATCCTGTGTCTTGCTTTGTTGTTGTTTCCTCACCTGTTAACTTGTCTTTTTCTAGTTGTATGCGGTTTAGCATATCAAACGCATCTGTCATCGCCTGCTTCTTAGTAGCTGCAGCATTCTTAAGTTTATCTGCGGCAATGTCATGATCTGGATCATCGGTAATAATCTCACTCCTAAGAACCTTGATTAATTCGTCTACCGCCTTCTCTCCAGCGTTTATGATTCGTTCTATTCGTTTACGATCAGACATATATCGTTTGTTTGCATTCTGTACAACTTCTCTCCATCTATATCAAAGGCGTACTCACTATTTCTGGTAAAGCCAACCAATGATCCAGCCACGATACCTTTTTCTTCTAGGTACTTATTACTGTAGACAACCTCTCCAGTATGTTTCTGCTCGTCATCGGTCTTTACTATCTCAGAGTCCTGTACGTAATCTATTGGTCTTATAAAACACCAGTTACTGGTGGCATTCCAATTACCTCCTGGAGGCCTGTACATGTATACCCTGTCTGGTGATACAAGATAAGCATTATCCCTGAAATACTCGTTTGATTTTCTTTTGTTACCCTTCATGTCTAGATAGGTTCTAAACACGTTGTGGTGTACTACCACCTCAGAGCCTTCAGGAATCTCTTCCGTAGAATGGTTCATTATACCAACCCTATTAACAAAAGAAGCGTCTTCTATTGTAGTGTTAACCACAAAGTCGACGCCGCCTATGCTTTTAGTGTTGTTGTACTCAGAACCAAGAGGAGATATTAAATATCCATGTCTTGGTGTCATATCATATTGATATTGTACTCTAATACAACTGGTAGATTTTTAAATCTTTTCCACTCAAGAATAACCCCGTCAGACTTTATAAGCACACCATAGCTGTCGTCGTATTCTACGATTTCTTCTATGACATAGCTTCCTCCTAGAACCTCTTGCCCCACGATGTAGTGCATAGCGTTCTTGTAGTCGCTACCTATAGATATCTTACGGATGTAACTCACTGGTTACCCCTTTAGGATCTCAGGTCCTACTGTCTCCTCTTCTTCAGGGATAGCCTCGTAGGTTCCGTCCTGAATGTTGATTGACACCTTACCGTACTCTTCCTCTAGAGACTGCTGAAACTTTTGTAGTTCCTCTTGCTGTCCTGCAAGTGCGTGTAGGGCTCCGTGCTTCTGTGCCTCTAAACCACCGATCTGTGCCTGTAGGTTTTGGATAGCACCAACTTTTTGTTGTAACTCCGTTAAGTGTTCTTCTGAAATTTTCTGTGACATTTTATATTGATTTAATTATTTGTGCAAATATAGTAAATTATGCCTCTGGCTCGGCAGGAGCTTCTGGTTCCGTAGCTAGCCAGTCTAACTCTGTTACATCCTCGTTCTTTGGTGTAACCTTGTCAGAGATAGCCTTCTCGATAACCTCGTTCATGTGGTCTGTTGGGTGGTTAGCCTTAGCCCACTCGATAACGTCAGCCTCTGTAAGAGTTGTGATCTCAGAGAAGTTCTCAGCGTCGGGTGCTCCAACAGGGCATGCTCCGTGGAATGTGTGAGACTCTCCTGAGTCTGCGTCTGTTCCTGTGTAGTCGAATCTAATGTGTGTGATCACATTTGACAGTCCGTCAAGCGAAGGTGCTTTTTTCAAAGCCGTGATCTTCCAATCGTAAGTAATGTTCATGATATATAATTTTTAGCAAATATACGAAATTATTGGTTCTCAATGGCTTGTAGTCTAGACTCAAGATCCTCAATCTTAGCAATCGCCTCCTGTAAGGCAGCTGTAAGTAGCGGCACTAGTTTTGCTTGGTCGATACCCTGATATACAGGATTGCCTTCTTCGTCTACCTCGTCTTTTACACCTGTAATAGATTCTGGAACTACCTCTTGAGTTTCGTGAGCAACAAACCCGTCTACCGTTACGTCGTCTCCTATGAAGTTAAATCTTTTTGGTTGTAGTAACTTAACCCTATCAATACCATCTGTTATTGGTACAAAGTTTTCTTTAAGTCTATAGTCAGAAGATGTGTTGTA